AAAGAAAGATAGCAAAAACATTTTTACACATAGCAGGAAATATGAGAGCAGGGTATGATAGGAATGGAACTGAAACATTTTTAAAAGCAATTTCACTTGTAAAAAATAAAGATATAAAATTTAAAATAAAAAGCCAAGTACCTTTTAAATGTAGTGATCCAAGAGTAGAAGTAATAGTAAAAGACTATAAAGAATATTGGGAAAACTGGCAAGATGATGGAGATGTACTTGTAAGTCCAAGAAGATATGCAGGACAGAGCCTTACATTAAACGAAGCAATGAGTAGGGGGGTAGTTCCAATTATGCCTAAAATTATGCCACAGTTAGCCTTTTTACCGAATAAGTTATTGATAAAAGTTGCAAAAACAGATATAATTAAAATAAAGACAGACATAGAAATTGCTACAATTTTACCAATAGATATTGCAAAGAAAATAGATGAATTAGCAAATACAGATATAACAATTTTATCAAATCTTTCAAATCACATAGCAGAGGCATGGAGTTGGGAGAAATTATTACCAAAATATAAAGAAATACTATGTTAGGAACAAAGGAACAATTAAAATTACATTTAGGAATATCAAGCACAACTTATGATGATGTTTTAACACAAATACTTACACAAGTTGATAAATTTATAAAAACAGATTTAAAAAGAGAGATAGAAGCATACGAATACATAGATGATATTTATGATGGAGATATTAAATTTATAAAATTAAAAGACTTCCCATTATCAGAGGATGATTTTACTTTTGAATATAATAAGGGAGATAGTGAAACACCTGATTGGGAAACTGTACCAAGAACAGATTATGAATTATATTTTGAACAAGGAATAATTTGTATGAACTCAATTTATTATGGAAAAAGAATTTTTAGAATAAATTATACAGCAGGAGATGATACTATACCTGAAGATTTAGAAATGTTAGTAATTAGATTATCATCTAAAATTTATAACAAAAGAAAAAGCGAAGGAACTTCAAATGAAAGTTTAGAAAATGTTAGTTTTGGATGGCAATCATTATTAAGTGTAGAAGATAAAATGACAATGGATAACTACAGATTAAAATATTTTATATGAAAATTTTCTTTAATAAATCATATACACAAAAAAGATTAACAGATGCTAGTGATAAAGAGAGTTATACAGAATTAGGAAGTATAGAAGGTGGAATATTTAGCATGACACCTGATGACATAATGCTCACAGATGGAGATCCAGCGACAGGTGGAGTATTTTATGCAGATGAAGATGCCGACATTAAAGTAGGAGATAAAATAGTAGATGGAAGTGATGAGTGGATAGTAAAATCAATAAAAACACCAAATAATGTTATGGGATATGGATACAAAAGATGTGTAATAAATTTAAATAATAGTTAGTATGATATCTATAAAAATAAATGGATTGAAAGAACTAATGAAGAAATTTGAACAGTCACCAAAAATAGTTGAAAGTGTAAGTAGAGAAAGATTAACAGAAGCAGGAAAAATTATAGTTAGAGCAGAGGCAAAAGAAGCACCTATAAGAACAGGAAATTTAAGAAGGCATATACAATTTAAATATAAGCCGATACAAGTTATTATAAATCCGAATGCTAAATACAGTAAATTTGTACATGGTGGAACAGGTATTTATGCAGGAAAAGGTATGATAAGACCTAAAAATGCAAAAGTTTTAGCTTGGAGAGATGGTGGAAAATGGAGATTTGCAAAAGCAGTAAAAGGTCAAAAAGCAAACCCATTTGTAGATAGAGCATGGAAAAATACAAAATCAAAAGTAAAAGGTATTTTAGATAAAATTTTAAAAGAAGTAACAGAAAAATTATGAGTACACAATATACAACAATTAAAGCTAAAATAAAAACAGAACTTGAAACCATAACAGATTTTAAAAAAGTTTATGATTATAAAAAAGGAGATTTGGATGGTTACCCAGTTGCTTGTATAGAGGAAATGGCAGGTAGTACCGAAGAAATGAGTCGTTGTACTACTAAAAGAGAATTTAACTGGACTATAAGAGTTTATCAAGAAATGGAAAAAGACAATGTAGGACATGTAGAAGCTGAAAGTAGAATAACAGCTATTATAGATAAACTGTGGAACTTATTTGATAAAGGATGGCAAATGGATTGCCAAGTAGATAATGCTTATATAACGAACATATCGACAGGTTATGAGGAAAGAGAAATGAGTTTAAGAATAATAGAAATAAATTTAGTCACAATTAAAACATACGATATATGCTAAAAAATTTTGAAGATAAAAGTTTAAAACCAAGTCGCAAAAGTAGGAAAGGAAAAGTGGTTTTAAAAAGGTGGCACTTTCATGGAGAGGGAAAATATAAGCCACAAAATGTCATGGCTTTGACATTAAAAGAAGCTACAATATTATTTAATAAAACTAAAAAAACAATATGGGAAGTAAAGGAATAGGCAGACTAATCCAATTTGGAATAGCAAAGGAAACAACTAGAGGAACATCAGAAAGTTCTGCTAGTTATTGGTTAGATACAATGGACTTAGATATTGATGAAAAATTTAATATCGTAACAGAAGAACAAACAGAAGGTGTTATAGAAGATAGCACAGGATCACAAATTACTCAAAAATGGTTAGAGGGTAGTTTTTCAGCTTACATTGATGATATAAGTATAGCACTTATACTTTACTCATTATTTGGTACATTAGCTACAACTGATCATTCAGGGGAAACAGCAGTCTATGATCATACTATTACAGTTGAACAAACAGCACAGCACCAAGCATTAAGTTTATTTGAAAATGATCCACTATCAGGGGCAGATTATAAACATGCACTTGGTACAATTTCAAGTTTAGAATTAGCTTTTGAACATGGAAAGATTTTAGATTATACAGCTAATTTCTCATCAAAGAAAGGTGCTACAGTTACAAACACTCCAGCAAATACAACTATCAAAAGATTTTTACCAAAACATTGTGCAATTAAAATTGCAGATGCTTTAGCAGATTTAGATGGAGAAGATGCAATGAATATAAATGTAGCTAATTTGACAATAGATCAAAATTCAGAACCTAGTTTTGTATTAGGTAGTGAAGAACCAGCAGACTTCTATAATAAACAATTTACAATAGAGGGTGACCTTGAAATAAATTGGGATGCTGAAACTTATAGAGATTTAGTAAAAAATGGAACTTATCAAGCATTACAATTTGATTTAGTACATACAGATACTATTGGATCAGCTTCAAATCCTGAAGTAAGAATAAGATTAGCTAGATGTAGTTTTACAGAATTAGCTAGAGATATGTCACAAAATGAAATAGTAAAACAAACATTAACTTTCAAGGCTCATTATTCAGCTACAGATAGCAAAATGGTAGATGCATTAGTTGTGAATGAAATAGCTAGTTATTAGTAAAAAATTAAGGAGGGAATTTAATAAGGACAAAATAAAAATTAGTTTATATGGAAAGATTAACAAAAAAATTTAATTTACCTATTTCAAAACAAGAAGTAGAGATTATTACTTATTTAACTTGGGGAGAAAAAGAAAAGATACAAGATGTTATGATAAGTGGTGCTAAAATTGAGGACGCACAAAGTGGAAAAGTTGGTTTTGATACAGGGGCTATGCTTAAAAGCAAATATGCTTTATTTGAAGTAGCAGTAAAAAATATAGGTGGAAAAATTTATACAAGAGAATTGATGGATAATTTACCAGCAGATGATGGAGATTTAATAGTGAAAGAATTAGAAAACATACAAAAAAAAAGCTAGAAAAATCAAGTTGGATGATGGAATTGAAAGGGAAAAAGAGCTTAAGTAACGAAACAGTATTTTTCCTATTATCAGATAGGTTTGGCTGGACACCTTCCCAAATAAGAAATATGAGTATTATAGATATACAAAACTATTTAGAAATGATTTCAATCAAAAATAATTTAGATAACAAAAAATATGGCAGAAAGTAGAGAGTTACAAATACTCTTAACAATGAAGGATAAAGTTAGTTCTGAATTAAATAAATTTCAAGGTAAATTAAAAAATTTAGCACCAACTTTTAGAAAAATGGCATTTATAGGAACTGCTTCTTTTAGTGCTATTAGTTTAGCTACAGGTACTTCTATAAAAAGTTTTTCAGATTTTAATGATGCTATGACTAAAAGCATTTCTATAATGGGGGATGTTTCAAATAACGTACTTAAAAAAATGGAAAAAGCTGCTTTGGATGTTTCTAAGGTTACAGTGTTTTCTGCAAAACAAGCTGCGGATGCTTATTTTTTTCTTGCCTCTGCTGGTTTAAATGCAGAAGAATCAATAGCTACATTGCCTAAAGTTGCTGAATTTGCACAAGCGGGGGCGTTTGACTTAGCTATTGCAACTGATTTATTAACTGATGCACAGTCTGCTCTTGGTTTGGTAATAAAAGATGATGTTACAAAGAATATGGAGAATATGGTAAAAGTTTCAGATGTTCTTGTAAAAGCTAATACATTATCAAATGCTTCAGTTCAACAATTTTCAGAAGCTTTAACTAATGAGGCTGGAGCTTCTTTAAAAAGTTTTAATATTGATATGGAAGAAGGTATTGCTGTTTTAGCCGCTTTTGCAGACCAAGGAGTAAAAGGACAAGTTGCTGGTAGTGGATTAGGTCGTATTATTAGATTAATAACTACAGCTGCAACTCAGAATAAAACTGAAATGGAAAAGTTAGGAATAACAGTGTTTGATACTCAAGGAAAAATTAGAAACTTAGCAGATATTATTAGTGATTTAGAAATTGGACTTGAAGGTATGTCTGATGAACAAAGGGTTGTAGCTTTAGAATCTATTGGTTTTACTGCAAGAATACAAGGAATGATTTTACCTTTATTAGGAACCTCTGGTGCTATTAGAGAATATGAAGCAAGTTTAAGAGAAGCAGGTGGTGTTACAAAAGAGGTCTCTGATAAACAATTAGAATCATTTAAATCACAAATGACGATATTAAAAAATAAAATTTCTGCAACATCTATAATAATAGGTGGAACATTAGCCCCTACACTTATTGATTTAATTAATAAAATATCTCCTGTAGTAGAAAAAATTAGTAATTGGGTTGAAACTAATCCAAAACTTACTAAAGTTATTATTTTATCTTCTCTTGCTATAACAGGATTATTAGCAGTAGTAGGAACTTTAGGTTTAATTTTACCAACAATAATAACAGGTTTTAGTTTATTAATTGGAACAGGGACAACATTAGTCGGAGTAATTGGAGCTCTTTCACTTCCTGTTATTATAGTGATTGGTGCTGTTGCAGCTTTAATTGCAATAGGAGTTTTATTATGGAAAAATTGGGATACTATAATATTAAAATTAAAATTATTTGGGGCATTATTTAAATCAGGAATGCAAGAAATAGCAGAATTTTTCAAAGGTTTATGGAAAGGAGTAGCAGACTTTTTTATAGGAATTTGGGATGGAATAAAAAATGGAATAGTAACAGGATTGAATTGGGTAATAGATAAATTAAATGTTTTTGTAAGAATGTACAATAAAATATTAACTGGATTAAATAAAATACCAACTGTCAATTTAGAAATGATGGGAGAAATACCACATCTAGCAGAAGGTGGAGTGGTAACAGAACCAACAACAGCACTAATAGGAGAAAGTGGTGCAGAAGCAATAGTACCATTAAATAAAATGAATGGAATGGGAACTACAGTAAATATAACAGTAAATGGAGATGTAGATGGTCAAGATTTATTAGATAAAATAAAAGATAGTTTAATGACAGATTTAAAATTTAATAATAGATTAACTGTAGGGGTTTAATATGAGTATTACAGTCAATAAAAATTTAGTAGATATTACAAACAAAATAGATCCAAACAGTTTAAGAGTGGATCAAAATTTAACAAGTCAAGTTGATAGATGCTCTTTTAAAATTAAAAAATCTTCCACAGTAGAAGTAGGAGATGATATAGAAGTTTTAGATGGAGCAGTAAAAGTTTTTGCTGGAGAAGTTATAAATATACAAAAGGTAAATTTATCAGTTCCTGATGGACTTATTTATACAGTTCAAGCAGTAGATTATAGTTTTGCATTACAAAATATTTTAATATCAGAAAGCTATACAGATGAAACAATAGAAGATATTATAAAAGATATTTTTGACACTTATGTAAGTGGTTTTACTTATACAAATGTAGATTGTAATTTTGAAATAGAAAAGATAGTATTTAATAATATCAATGTAATACAAGCACTAAAAAGATTAGTAGAAATAGTAAAATATGAATTTTATGTAGATGCAGATAAAGATTTACATTTCTTTCAAAAATTTACAAATACATCTCCTTTTAGTTTAACAGATACAGATACCGATAGTATAAAAGGAACTTTAGATTTTAAAACAGATGGTTCACAAATAGCAAATGCTGTAAAAGTTAGAGGTGGAGAATATGATGGAACTGTTTTTGAAGAAGTATTAACAGCAGGTGCAGGACAAAAATCTTTCAAGACAAAAAATAAGATGGCAGATTTAACAGTAGAATTAAATACAGGTGGAGGATATGTAAGTAAAACAGTAGGAGTAGAGTTTATAAATGATTTTACAAGTTATGATGTTTTATATAATTATCAAGATCAGTCATTTAGATTTGAAAATGGATTAAGTGCTGGAGATTTAATAAAATATACAGGAAAGCCAAAGATTAGAGTTTTAGTAGAAAGTGAAGACCCTGCAAGTATTTCAACTTATGGTAGAAGGGAAAAATTGATACAAGATACAAGCATAGAAGATAATGCTACTGCAAGGCAAAGAGCAAGTGCAGAGTTAGGGGCTTATAAAGAGCCTAATATAGAAGCAAAATTTAGTACTTATACAGCAGGATTAAGAGCAGGACAAGTAATAAATATAAAGAATACAAAATTTGGAATTGATGCAGATTTCATAATTAAAAAAATGAGTTTTAAATCTTATACAAATGACACTTATATTTATGAAGCGAGTTTAACAACTACAAGACAATATGAATTAGTAGAAATATTAAGTTTAATATTACAGGCAGATAATGTAAAAGCAGATGAAAGTGAACAAGCAGAGAAATTAAAGAAAGTAGAAGCTACAATAAGTGTAGGAGAGAGTATAACAAGGATTACAGGAGAGCTAGATCAAGCAACTATAGAAATAACCGAAAACATACAGAAAGACCCCTTAGGAGCGAATACAGAGCCAGACTGGGTATTAGCACCATACTTTCCAAAACAAAATTTAGCTTTAAATAGTGATTTTGAAGAAATACCAGCATCTATTGTCAATCAAACTTCAAGTGGTTATATAGATGGAACTGCAAATGGAAATCCTACTCCAACAGATTATGGTTGGTATGCAACTGTTCAAGCAGGTTCTTATTGTAAATTTGATGAAACTGTTAAAAGAAACAATAAAAATACTATGAAAGGGCATATTGATGGTAGTTATTTTGAAATTCACTCAAATAATGCTAATTTTTCTTGGGGTTATAATACAGATAAGCAATTTGAGATAATACCAAGTCACACTTATAAATTTTCTGGATGGATGAAAATAGAAAATATTTCAGGTGATAGTGGTCATGGATTTGGAGTTGCTATTCTTTTATCAAAATTAAATGGGGATGCTTCAGAATCTAAAAATCCAATTCCATATACAAAAATAAATCAAGATTGGGTTTATTACGAAGAAGAATTTACAGCAGGAGCAAATTCAGTAGCTGGGCATATAAGATTAACAGGATATGGTCATACAGGGGCAGGAACATTAAAAGGAGATGTTTGGTGGAGTGAAATAAAACTTATAGATACAACAAGTTCAAAAAGAGTCGGATTATTAGACAAATCAATGCAAGTTTATGGTATTTCAAAAGCAGAGGTAGGCGTTGGTTTAGTTTCTTATTGGAATTTTGATGAAAATACAGGTTTAAGCACTTTTGATAGTATTGGAAATAATGAGGGTGTTATTACTGATGCTACTTGGGCTACTGGTAAAATCAATTCTGGTTTACATTTTGAAGGTTCAAGTGGTGTAATAGCAACTGATACAAATCATTTATCTACTGGTTTTTCGGTATCTGCTTGGATAAAATTAGATAATGTAGCAGGATATGGGTCAATAGTAAGTAAAGGTGCAGCAAACGATAGAAATTATTTATTATATACTAGTAACAATCACGGTCTTTATGGGTATGAAATAGAAGGTGGAGCAAATAGGTTTTATACTGGTTCAAAAACATTATTAGTAGATACTTGGTATCATTTAGTAGTAACTTGGAATGGAGCTCACGTTCAGGGTTATGTAAATGGAGAAGCTGATGGAAACCCTTATGCCACAACTGATACACCAGCAAATGGTGGCAGTAACTTATTATATATAGGAAGGTCAAATAGTTCCCAAGAGTATTTTGATGGAACAATAGATGAAGTACTAATTTCTAATAAAGCATTAACAACTGATGAAATTGATTATTTATACAACGAAGGAGTAGGAAAACAATTACCTTAATTTATTAAATAATATATAATATGATTAAATATAAAAAAACAAAGACAAATTTAAAGAGTGAAAACAATATCACTTTTGCAAATATTGCAGGGTGGGTAGAAAAAGGAAGTGCAGAAGCATTAAGAGTTTTTGACTGGTTACACGAACAAAACAAAGAACTCAAAAAAACAATGGAGGAAGAATTGAGAGCAGATAAAATATTATTGAAATTTAAAACAGAACATAATATTATAACAACAGTAGGACTAAATGTATTTTTAAAACTTATGACCGGTGATACAACATATAGTGGAGAAGTAAATTATGGAGCAGTTGGAATTGGAGCATCACCGACAATAGCACTTGGAAATACAGAATTAACAGATGAACAATTTAGAACAACAATATCAAGTCAATCAGAAAGTGGTACAATGGCTTATATAGATTTTGTTTTTGGAGCTGGAGATTTTGACACAACAATTATAGGACAAATTACAGAATTTGGAAATTTTATTGATGGAGAAGCTGGAGCAGATACAGGTCAATTATTTAGTGATATAGCAACTGGTGGCTGGGATAAAAACTCAACAACAAGTTTATTCATAAGTTGTGAATATACTTTAAGCAATGCCTAATAATAAAAAAATATGAGTGAAGCAAAAAACAATTATGCAGGTGGAGAAAAAATAGCATCTGATGACTTAAATCAAATATCACAAAATGCAAATGATGGTGGTGGTTTTAGAGATTTAATTATGGGAGATGCATTTACAGGAACTGCAACTCCACAGGCAAGTTATCAAAGTGCTAGTGATAATAAACTTTATATTTGTGATGGAAATGATGCAGATAAATTAAATTTTTTAGGATTTGTTTTAAATACAGGTTCAGCAGATGATACAGCTGATTTACAAACAGAAGGAATTGTAAGAGGTTTTACAGGACTTGTAGAAGGAAGTTATTATTATGTTCAAGATGATAAAACAATAGGAACATCTGTCGGAACTTATGCAGTTTTAGTAGGAATAGCAATTAGTGAAACTGAATTAGTAATTTTAAAAGAAGAAACAAGATTAGTAGCAGTAGCAAGTGATAATGAAAAAATTGATGCTGATACAGAGAGAATTGTAAGTGGAATATTTGCGTCAGGAACATTAAAAGAATTACAAATGGCTCATCACGGAGAAATTAGAATTACTTTTGATGTTTATTGTACAAACTCAAGTTGTCATATTTATTTAAAAGATGGTAAAAGTATAGAATTAGCTTCTTATAATGATACAAGTTGGACTAGTAAAAGTGTAGATTTAACAGTTTATAAAGGAGAGATTATAAGATTTACAGGAGATACTTCAAATACAGATTCTAATGCAGCTAGAATTAGAAATGTAAGTATAAATTATGATTTAGAAATTGAAAGCTTACCACAAATAGTTACAGACCAAAGTGTTTAAAAAAATAATTAATTAATATGGATTGGTTTAAACACATTTTAAAAGGAGAAAAACAAAATGCAGTTTATTTTGATGACCTCGCATGTGCAACTAGAGCAATGCTAAAATGTATAGAAGCAGTAATGAACAAACAATTATTAGAAGGTAAAATACCAATTCAGATCCTTAAGTGGTTTAGAGAGAATGGATTTTTAATTAGTGGCAAGTTTAATTTTAATGACAGATGGATAGCTTATTTATCTGAAACAACTCGTAAAGGAAATACAAGAATAAATGTGTGGAAAGCAATACTAGAATATGGACTTATACCGCAAGAACTTTGGGATTTTGACATGGATGACAGAAAAAATAAATATGGATGGAATGATTATTATATTGATCCAACTGAAAAATGTTATGAACTTGGACAAGAGTTTTTGGAGAAAGTAAATATTGAAGAAATTAAAACGACTACTTTTAAAAGATTAGATGAAACTCCACTTACAGCTTTTGTCAGACCTTGCCAACCTGATGATAATAATATTTATCAGAAGTGCGAAAGAAATTTTAATCACAGACTTTTGATAATGATAGATGACCCTAAATATTATATTGCTTTAGATAGTTATGAAAAGCAAAGGTTTAAAATTGGTATAAATAAATTTAAAAGATTTTATTCAAAAGATTATAACTTTTCATATTACAAATATGGAGTAGGTATTTCTTATAAAAAAGTTAGTAATATGCTAGATTTAATAAAAGGAGATGATGAGCGTGTTTACGCCATAGGAAAGAATAATAAGCTGATACACATATATAATGAGAAAGCGTTTGAAAAAGGCTTAGAGGTGGGTTTTTGGGGCAACTGGAGTGCCATCAAGAAAGTTTCACAGTCAGAAATAGATAAAAGAGAAAAAGATAATACAATTTCATTTTTAATATAAAAGATAGTATGGATAAAATAAAACAAATTCTTAGTTCAGTTTTTACTGAAAGAATTATCAAAAGGTTAAAATCTTTTGCGTGGCGTTTTGCTAGTGTTTCATTGGTAGCTGGGTTATCATGGGCTAGTAAAAATTTAGGTATGTTAGAAATACCAGTAGCTTATCAAGGAGTTATTGGATTGATTTTAGGAGAAGTAACAAAATATTTAAATACAAAAAAGTAAACTCGCTTTACAGTATTTCAGATACGATAAGCAGGTCAATAATTTGTCCTTTCATTAGAAGGGTGTCCTTAACAAATTGTCGATTAAACTGCCAGAGATGGTGGTTTTTTTGTTGCAGATAAAAGTTATCCCCAGTTGATTATTTGACATTATGCTACCGATAGCATATAATAGTAAATGTAAGATAATAGTTTTAAAATATGACAACAAGAAAATATCACACAACAATTCCTTCAAAATTTTATGTAAGTGTAAAAGAAGAAAAAATATTATTAGATGGATATAAATTTATAATATTATTTATATTATTATTTACTGGAGTATTATTAAAAATAGGATGTATAAATAATGAAGCCAAAGATTATAATGAACAATTTAAAACAGAAATACACAACATGATCATGATGGATATACAAAGAGAAAAAGTGAGTATGATAACGACTGCTTATTCAGAATTTGATAGTTGTCATTATGAAGGTTGTAAAATGGCTAGTGGAAAACCTGCTTATGTAGGAGCTATAGCTTGTCCTCGTGATTGGGAATTAGGAAAGCAAGTAATCATAGAAGGAATAACCTATACCTGTGAAGATAGATACAACCTTAATTTAGAAGATAGGATAGATATTTTTATGGGATATGGAAAAGATAGTTATATCAAAGCTATAAATTATGGTAAACAAATTAAAACAGTTATTCATAAGTAAAAAAAGTGGGGATAACTTTATTGGACAAAATTAAAAAAATAGTTTATAATAATAATGATTTATTTAAAAAAACAATATATGACTCAATTCACTTGCAAAAATTTAGATAATAGAAAGTCCATATCTACCTATAAGGTGTCATCGCAAGTGTGCCTTAGAAGTAGTTATGGGCTTTTTGTAATTTAGATTATATGGAATGGAAAGGTGCTACAATTTGGCTAAGAAAAACAATAGAAAGCGATATATTTTATTGGAAACCAGACAAATGGTTTAAGATTTGGTTTTTCATAATAAATAAAGTAAATCATACTGATAATCATTTATTTAAAAGAGGTTCAAATTTTACTACTTATAATGAAATAGCACTTTATACAAAGGCTACAAAAAATCAAATTGATAAGTTTTTAAGATGGGCAAAACAGGAGAAGATGTTGACGACACAAAAGACGACACGAGGATTGATTGTTTTTGTGCTAAGTTATGTTAAATATCAAGACTATATAAAAACTAAAAGAGATAAAGTAGTCGAAACAGAAGAGAAACAGAAGAGAAACAAAGACGACACTATAAACAATAATGATAAGAATGATAAGAATGATAAAGAATATAATAGTATGTCGCCAATTAAAATTAGCGACCAATCAAATATAGAATTATCTAAATTATTATTTAAAAAGATATTAAAAAACAATCCAAACTTCAAAGAACCAAACATAAATAAATGGTCAGATGATTTTAGAAAAATGAAAGAAATTGATAGAAGAACAGATGAACAAATAAAGTATTTAATTTTATGGAGCCAGAGTAATGATTTTTGGCATAAAAATATATTAAGTCCAATTAAATTAAGAAAACATTTTGATAGACTAATAGTAGAAGTGAGATCTAATAAATCAAATAACAAAATATCAAAGGGGGTGAGAATATGCTAGATATAACAGTAAATTTATATTGTGTAGTAATGAGAAATGGAATTGAAATTTGGTTAGAAAAAGAAAAAATACAAAAACTACAAGATGTATTATCAGCTATAAAACAAAGCACATTTATACATTTAGATAATAGGACTATAAATTCAGCAGATATAGTAGGGATATTTTCACCGAATGATATGGCAGATCAGACAAGAAGAAAAAATGGACAATGGAAATGTAATAATTGTGGAAGCTGGCACGATAAATTTGAAAAATGTTCTGAAGACAGTGTAATAAATAAAATTTTAAACAAATAAATATGTCACCAAAAGATGCACAATACTACGATAATATGATCCAATTAGTAAAAGGATTTAATTATCTAAATGTAGAAGAAGAAAAGAAATTTTTATTAAAACACAATGCCATGAAGGATGGAGTAGTTATAGCAGAATACCCTAAATTATTTTATATAGTAGGAGGCGAAAAAAGAAGCCATGATGAAGGAGGTAATTTAATGGGATTAAAAGTAAAACAAGAACAGCTAGAAAAAGAAGGAAAGAATGCTTGGATAGATTATGTACCGAGATTTTATAGCTTTTATATAATGGCAAAAACCAAAATAGAAAATGACCGAGTTTTAAAAGAAAAAATAAACAAAGAATAATATGGAAAACTACACACCAAACCCTACACAGAAACAAATTGTATTAGACACCCTGAAAAGAGCAAATGGAGGCTGGGTGGATGGCATGTACTTCTTAAACTTGCCAAAACCAATAACCCAGTACCATGCGAGAATATGGGGATTACAAAATGATGATGGCCACATTATAGAGAGCCGAACAATAGCTGGTAAAAACTGGAAAGAGTATAGGCTCGTGGAGAAAGATTTTCAAGATAATATATTTAATATTTAATATGGCAAAAATAAAAGAAAAATCTATACTAGAAATTATAAGAGAAAAGCATGGCCAAGAATCAATGATAAGACTAGGAGACAAACCAGCAACAGATCTAGATGTAATACCAACAGGATCAATTTCATTAGACAAAGCATTAGGCATTGGGGGAATAGCGAGAGGAAGGATCATTGAAATATTTGGAGTAGAGTCAAGTGGAAAAACTACATTAGCCCAGCACATAATAAAAGAGTCACAAAAACAGGGTGGAACTTGTGCTTTTATAGATGCTGAATATTCATTAGATCCAGCATATTCAAAAAAGATAGGAGTAAATATGGATGACCTTTTATTATCACAGCCTGATAATGGAGAGGAAGCATTAGAAATTGTAGAAACTTTAGTAAAAACAAATAAGGTAGATGTAATTGTAGTGGATAGTGTATCTGCTTTAGTACCTAAGGCAGAATTAGAAGGAGATATGGGAGAACGACACATGGGGCTTCAGGCGAGACTGATGAGCCAAGCCATGAGAAAGCTAACAGGAATAATAGCAAAAACAAACACACTTGTAATTTTTATTAATCAGATCCGATATAAAATAGGAGTAGTCTATGGAAACCCCGAAGTAAGAAGCGGAGGGAATGCCCTAAAGTTTTATGCATCTACAATTTTTGATATGAGGCCAATAGCAAAAATAATAAAATACAAAGACACAGTAAATGAAAAAGTAATAGGAAGCCGAATTAGATTAAAGATAGTAAAAAATAAAGTAGGTTCACCTCATGGAAAAGTGGAATTTGATATCATGTACAACGAAGGAATTTCAAAGTCAGGAGATGTCATGGATGCTGGAATAAAAAAAGGGATAATAAAAAAGACAGCTAGTACATACAGTTTTGGAGAAATAAAACTAGGAGTTGGCAGAGAAAATGTTAAAACATTTTTAAAAGAGAATGAAAATATTTTAAAAGAAATAAAAACTAAAATAATATGCTAATTACATCTCCTTTATTTGTACACCTGCCAAGAAAAACAAAAGAAGATAAAAAAATATTATTGAATTTAAATGTATATAGAAATTTACATTACATTTCAAGCAATCAAGCCAAAGTTATTTACAAAGAACAAATGAAAAAACAACTGAAAGGGAAAAAATTAAAAACTCCAATAGATATAAAGTTTGTGCTTTGGAAAAAAACAAAAAGAAAAGTTGATAGAGCAAACATTTTATCAATAGTAGAAAAATATTTTTGTGATGCTTTGTTAGAACTTGGATGTATTCCTGATGACAATGACGAATACATAAAATCCACACACTACTACACAGGAGGAATAGACAAAGAAAATCCACGAGTAGACATCCAAATTAAAAGTAAAAATTAAATATGACTTTTGGAGAATTTAAAAAAGAAGATAATTGGTTTTCAAATTATTTATTGAAACTTTGGGGAGAAAATAAAATACCATTATTTCCAGCAATAGAATTATACGAAAAAAAAATGGAGGAACTAATGAAAAAACCAAGACAATTAAACCTATTATAAGTTATCCACAGTTCAAGTATGGACTTTATGCTAACGATAGCATATAATACATAATGTAAGGTTAGAGAGGGAAAATGGGATAAGCTGGTCAAGACTGGCAAACTCCCCAGCCTCTCAATAAATAATTTATAATTAATTTATAATATATGTCACATGAATATAACACACTAGACGAGACAGCAGACTTACATGAAGTCGCTGGACTTGCACCAGCAGGGAAAGACGAGGATGGATTAGACAGCTGGGTAGGAACTAAGCAAGATTGGGCTAACTACGAGAGGTTAGCAAACGAGGAGGCAGAAAAAGAACAGCAAGGAAGTGAAGATATGAATTACGAATTGCTGGAAGAAAAATTTTTTTAAAAAATAATAATTAAATATGGACACACTAAACAAAATTCAGAAAGAACTGAAAGCACCGAAAGGGCAAACAAATAATTTTGGAAAATATAAATACAGAAGTTGCGAGGATATACTAGAGGCAGTAAAAACTTTACTAGGAACATCCACTCTGACTCTTTCAGACGAGCTTGTAATGATAGGAGATAGATACTACATAAAAGCAACAGCCTGTATAAAAGACAAAGATGATATGGAAACAGTAACAGCATACGCAAGAGAAAGTCTAGAAAAGAAAGGAATGGATAAAGCACAAATTACTGGCTCAGCTAGTTCTTATGCTAGAAAATATGCTTTGAATGGTTTATTTTTAATAGATGATACAAAGGATGCAGACACAATGGATAATCGACCTGAAACTAATAAAATAAAAGTAGAAAATGAAGCTGTAAAAATTGTTTTAAATAGATGTAAAACAATGGCAGAACTAGTAGAGGCTTGGGAAAAATTGACACCAGCAGAACAGGTTTTAAATAAAGAACAAAAAGAAATTTTAAAAGAAAAATTAAAAGAAAAATAAAGAACTATGATAATTCATAATTTCAAACAACTGTCTCCTGAATGGTTTAAAATTAGAGAATGTAAAGTCACAGCTTCACATGCAGGGGCAATAGCATCGCAAGGAGCTGGGCTGGATAGCTACATTTATAAAATGATGGCAGAACATTATTTAGAAATAGAAATAAAACATTTTGAAAATGAACACACAAAAAGAGGGATAAAATTAGAAGGAGTAGCGAGGAGATTATATGAATTAGACTATGGTGTCAAAGTGGATGAAACTGGATTTATAGAATACAATGAATTTGTAGGATGTTCCCCTGATGGACTTATAGGAAAAGACGAGGGGGCAGAAATTAAATGCCCTTGTAATAAAAACTATAAAAAAATACTTGAAACTGGAAAAGTGGATAACAACTGGATATGGCAATGCCAAATGAATTTACTTATAACAGGGAGAAAAAAATGGAATTTAATTATATTCAATCCGAACTTTGACAAAGCAATGACAGTAATGGAAATATTGCCTGACAAAGAAAAATTTAATAAACTTTTAGTTGGGTTTATCATAGCCGAACAAAAAATATTATCTATTAAGGATAAACATAATAAATAAATATGAAAATTACAAAAGACCAAATCTTGGAAAATTTAGAGCTAGTAAAACAATATTTAGAAGAAGGAAAAAAAGAAACTCCAAGTTCAGAAGTAGCAATAAAAAGTTATAAATATATGTGTGATATAAATTGGGATGAAAAAGAAGAAATTTTAATTAAAGACAAACCTGAAAAAATGATTTTTGTTAATCAAAAGTTTGCTGATAATTCAGAATTTGGAGATAATTGTGTTTTTATAAAGTGTAAATTTGGAAGTTGGTGTGAATTTGGAAGTAGGTGTTATTTTGGAAGTGGTTGTAAATTTAGAAGTGGTTGTGAATTTGGAAGTGGGTGTGAATTTGGAAGTAGTTGTTATTTTGGAAGTGGTTGTAAATTTGGAAGTTATTGTAAATTTGGAAGTTGGTGTTATTTTGGAAGTGGTTGTAAATTTGGAAGTTGGTGTGAATTTGGAAATTATTGTGAATTTGGAAGTTGGTGTGAATTTGGAAGTAGTTGTTATTTTGGAAGTGGTTGTAAAAAACAATTCCCTTATTGGGATGAAAATGGAAAACAAAATAATTAATTTAAATAAATAAATATGGATCAAGAAATGGAAACACAAATAAGTAATATCGCAAAATTTGATATTACAAAAGCCGAGTTAGAAAAAGAAGTAGAGGCAACAAAAAAAATAGATTTAGAAGATTTAGAAGATAAAAATCAATTAGAATTAGTAGGAATTGCTAAAAATGATTTAAGAACTATTGAAATAGAAATAGAAAAAACAGGAAAATCTTTTCGTGATGTATTTACTAAAATGAATAAGGGAATAATGGCGAAACAAAAAGAATTATTAGCTATTACAAATCCTGAAGTTGAAAGACTAAAAGGATTATTAGACGAGGCAAAAGAATACGAGGACAAACAAAGCAGAATAAAATTACTTCCTTATAGAAAAGAAAAATTAGCAGAAATAAATGTAAGTAGAACTGAGGACTTTTTACTTAAATTAAATGATAAAGATTTTGCTGATTTTCTAATGTCTGAAACTGTGCTGTTTAATCAAAATGAAATTTCAAAAAAAGAGATTATTATAGCTGAAAGAGAAAAAGAAGTTGAATTAGAGAGAGCTAAAATTCAAGCAGTTGAAGGAGAAAGACAAAGACTAGAAGATGACTTAGCTGAAATAAAACAAGCCGAAGAAATTAGCAAAAAATTAGAAGAAGAAGATAAAGACTACCAAGCATTTTTATCTGATAATAACTATGACGAAAAAGAGCATAGACTTATTAGAGAAAATGGAACAGTAAAAATTTATAAGGTAATAGCAATTTATAAATATGAAGTAAAAAATAAAATATGAAAATAACAAAAGAAGAAATCTTGGAAAATTTAGACCAAGTAAAAAAATATATAAGTGAAATAGATAATAAACCAAAAACAGAAGAAAGAACAAAATATTGGTTTATAGATGAAGTAAATAAAAAACAACTAAGTCTATGGGAAAATGATAATATTGATAATAAAAGACTACAAAACCACAACCTCTATCTAATTGTAGAAGATTGCGATAAACAAATAGCTAAAAACGAAGCACTAAACAAAATCAAAACTTTCATAAAAGATAATTTTGACACATTTGTACCTGATTGGGAAGTTGAAGATGAAAATAAATATAGTATATATTATGATTATAAAGATGAAGAATGGGGAATAGAATATAATTATTATTGTAGAAAATTACATTTACTACCTTACCTAAAATCAATAGAACAAGCAGAACAACTTATAAAAGACTGCGAAAAAGAATTAGATATTTTAATTAAATAAATATGTACAACAAATTAAAAAAACTTATACAAAAAGCAGTGCCAGAGATTATGGAATTGAAGTTTGGGTGTGAGGTAAATACAAATTTAAAAACAAGTTTAAAACATAATAAAAGTTTTAAAGTATCAAAATCAAAAATAGTAGGCAAAGGAGAATGTAAAAATTTTCATATAGGAATATGGGAATGTATATGGTTAGAAGTACCACAAAATACATTAAAAATACTCGGTCGCCCTATTACTCTTGCAGATGTTTTAATTGCTCTTAATAAAAAAAAAGATGATGATTATTGGTATTCTTGTACAACAGAAGGAGAGATTAGAAAAGAATGGAATATAATTGGAAGGGAACATCACGGTATTGAAAGTTGTGGTTGGAATTTAAAAGAAGATTTAGATAATCAATCAGATGAAGTAATAGAATTTTTATACAGTTTAATCAAATAATTATGCCAATAAAAAAACTACAAAAAGCTAACCATTTAGCAATTTAATAATTAAATAAAATAAGGATATGGAAAATAAAACAAAAAGCGAATACCTAAAAGGACTATTTTTTAATGAGCCACACGAAAAAGCACCTGATTTTGTACTAGGTAGTATAGCAATAAAAAGATTAGAACTAATTGAAACATTACAAAACAGAACAGAAGAAAATATCAGATTAGATTGTAAGTTAGGCAGAGAAGGAAAAGGATATGCTACTATAAATAATTATAAAAATGAAGTAGGAAAAGCACAAAACATAGAAAACAATAGTAATATGGAAGGTGCAACTAATGATACTAAAGTAGAAGACATATCATTTTAATATGAAGTATTTTAATAAAACAAAAGAAGAAATTAGAGGTTTTTATTTCAAAGGAAAACTAAATAAATTTTTAGATGAAATTTCAGCAGAAAAAAATTCAGATCCGAAAGAACTTATAGAACTTGCTAAATTTCTTGATACATTGAAAGAAGAAAAAATGAGGAATAAAATATTGTCTGAAAAATATGATGGAAGTTTAGAACCTCCAAAGGTTGGAGAATTACTTAGGATGACTGAACCACAAAAAGAAGAATTAAAAAAGTGGTTAAAAACTACTGAAGGAACTATACATACGATCAAAGAGATAATGAATGAGATGAGATTGGCAATACAAAACAGAAATAGGCCTAAAAGGGATGAAATGCTTGATACAGCCATGTCTGTGATTTGTTTAATGTTTAGCTTAGACCAGTATGAAATCGTCAATGAACAGCTTTACAGAGCCGAACTTACAAAACTAATGGATAATTTTAGTATGAGTAGAGCAGAGGCAGAAGGCAGAGCAAAACTTACTCCTGAATATAGAGAATATAAAAAAGCTAGAAGATTAAAAGAACAAGTTTTAGAATTTGAAATGATGGCTAAAAAAATAGCAGATTATGAATAATACAGACAGAAAAAAACATGACAGATTATTTCAAGAACACTTGATAGAAAAAAATCCAGTATCAATTTTAGGTGGAAAAACAGAAGTAATACACCATTTTATACCAAAAGCAAAAGGCTGGTCAATAAGGTGGTATGTTCCGAATGGAATACCACTCACGAATAAACAGCATGGAGAGATACATGGAAAAAGGAGAGCAGAATTAGAAGGACATATAATAAGAATAATGGAAAAGAGAGAAAAAGGTTGGAGAGATAAAATAAGAAATCAGCAAAGAAGAACAGCTAAAGATTTAAATAACTTTTTAATATTAAATCACATCTATGGAGAAATAGATAATTATATAAAATATGAAAGATAAAAATGCAGTAAATTTAGGTAAACTAAGCTGGGAAAAAAGAAAAAAAACAATGAACAAAAAAGAGAGGTCAGAATACATGAGTAAAATGGCAAAAACAAAATGGGATAAAATTAAAAAAAATGAAGGACTTTTGATAAACATAGTTGAAGAAAGAAAGCTAGTATCAAGCAATATGTGTGGAAGTAGTGATGAATTTTTTCAAGCAATAGGACTTGCTTTATATTTAGCTAATAATAAACAGGCTCTTTTAATCAGAAATACTTTTAAATCAGACTGGAGTATATTTTTAAACTTACAAGTATGAAAAACTACATCTACCTAGACGGTAAAAAAATAGAGATTTCAGATGAAACTGCTGAAAATCTTACAAAACAATTTAATAAACCAAAAACAGAAGAAATAGAAGAAGGAACAGAATATTGGTATGTAGATGTAGATAATGAAAAAGACCGTTATCGATGGAATAATGATAATTATGATAACAATATTTTAAAAAACCATAATCTTTATCTAAACGTAGAAGACTGCGATAAACAAATAGCTAAAAACGAAGCATTAAACAAAATCAAAACTTACATAAAAGATAATTTTGAAGAGTTTTTGCCTAATTGGGATGATGAAAATGAAGATAAGTATAATTTATATTATGATTATGAAGATGAAGAATGGGATTATTGCTCTAATGGTAATTTTAGAGAATTATTTTTACTACCTTTCCTAAAATCAGACGAACAAGTAGAACAAGTTATAAAAGACTGCAAAAAAGAATTAGATATTTTAATTAAATAAAAAATCCAGCAATTAAGCTGGGGTAAAAATAAATATATGGAAAAAAAATTAGTAAGAGTTTACACAAAAATTACAGTAAACCAAATTAATGTATTTGAATCAACTAAAACTGAATATCAAAATACAAACGAAAAAGACGAAAAAGGTAATGATATTTGGAGTGACGTAGAAATTCCAAATCAAATAACTTTAAATGAAACAGAAGAAAAATTGTATGAACAGAAATTTGAAGAAGGAGATTTAAATGTAAAAGAACTTACATTGTGGGCTAATCGTGTTAAATAACCCAACCCATTATAATTTGGGGGAGGCGAGGGTGTGTAAGAAGATTAACAACTTGGCAACTAATTAAATTACTTTTAAAAAGCTAATATG